CAAACTACAAAGAATTATTCGACACGAGACTGATGGAGGACTCACAGGCCGCTGGTAAATGGAAGACGGAACAGGGAGGAGAATACTTCGCAGCCGGTGTCGGTGGAGCGATAACAGGTCGTGGTGCTGATCTACTGATCATCGACGATCCACACAAGGAACAGGATATCAAAAAAGATAGCAAGTCATTCGAGAAGGCATGGAACTGGTATACATCAGGTCCACGTCAACGTCTGCAACCTGGTGGTCGTATCGTGGTTGTCATGACCAGGTGGTCTACAAAAGATCTTACCGGACAACTGATCAAGGCTCAGGGAGAGGAGAACTCTGACGAGTGGGAGGTCGTAGAACTTCCGGCTCTATTACCTGATGGTAAACCCGTGTGGCCAGAATACTGGACCAAGGACGAATTGGAGAAGACCAAGGCATCTATACCGGTCAACAACTGGAACGCTCAGTATATGCAATCACCAACAGCTGAGGAAGGTGCGATTATCAAACGTGACTGGTGGCAGAACTGGGAGGAGAAAGAACCACCCAAGTGTGAGTTTATAATACAGTCTTACGATACGGCTTTTCTCAAAAAAGAATCTGCTGACTATAGTGCCATAACCACGTGGGGAGTATTTGATAGAGAGGACCATGGATCCAACATAATATTATTAAATGCTTTCAAGGATAGATATGAGTTTCCAGAACTGAAGAAAGTTGCTCACGAGGAGTATTTATACTGGCGTCCTGACATGGTTATAGTCGAGGCCAAGGCATCGGGGATACCTCTCACAGCTGAATTAAGAGATATGGGAATACCAGTTGTTAACTTTACACCGAGCCGAGGAAATGATAAACATGCTAGAGTAAACTCGGTATCACCGCTATTTGAGACAGGAATGATATGGGCTCCTATGCACCAACATTTCGCTCAGGAGGTGGTAGAGGAGTGTGCATCATTTCCGTATGGAGATTACGATGACTATGTCGACTCCATGACTCAGGCGTTGATGCGTATTAAACAGGGTGGCTTAGTTCGTAATAAGGATTCTTATAAAGACGAACCACTGCCTGACAGGAGTAGATTAGAATATTATGGCTAGACGAGAATTATTAAATGCGATTATTCAATCGTTTCAAAAATTAGGTGGTAACCTTAATGATGTTCTTGGAACTAAAACTAATGTAAGTTTTTTAGGTAAAGGTAAATCGCCAGAGCTGATGTTAGACATGGACATCAATGAAGAAGCGCTAGCTGTATTACCACAATCAAAAGCAATAGAAGAATTGACAAGCTCTGTAGGTTATGCGGTAGCCGGTAAGTTAAATGATATACAAGCAAATAAATTATTATCTAATATGCAGAAGATGGAGAATGTTTACTTTCCTCCTGCAGGACCAGCAAATATTACAGACCTTGCGACAGGAACTAAAAACTTAGACGCAGAAGGTATAATGTCTTTACGAAAAGCAGATGACACTGTATTTGGTTTAAAAGATTATGACACTTCAACAATGTCTGCTGGGAAACAAAAAATAATTCAATTAGAAGAAAAACTTGGTAAGCTAAATGCTGACGCGCCAAACTTTAGAGAAAAAGCAGAACCAATAGTTGCTGAAATAGAATTAAGAAGTAAATTTCCTAACGCTTCCGATAAGGATATAACCGATGCGATTAGACTCGGTATTAAAAATTTAGATGATCTACCACCACCAGGCTCACGTGGCGGACCAGATGATATTGCAGAGCCAGTTCTATCGGATATAAGAACATTTACAGGTGAGGGTCTAGAATCAATTAAAAATGTAAAAAACAATAATCTAATCGTAAACGACATAGTTGATAAGATTTATCTTAACGCAGGTGTAGCACCTGCAGCTCAGCCAGTGGTCAGAGCAAACGCAAGAGATTTTTTAAATAGAATAAAAAATCTAGCTGATGAGCCAGGTAATACAACTCTGTCCGATGTTATGGAAGCAGATGATTTTAAATTTATGACCGAGGGTGGTGGCGGTGGTATGGGTGATCCATTTCTATTGGTGCAAAAATATTTTGGACCAAAGGTTGCAGCGGCAGTTGCAAAACTAGATACACCAAATGACATACAGCTATTTGCTGAGAGATTAATTAGTGTCAAAGATGGAAAAGGTAGGGGTGTTACTGATAGAATGTTTGATCCTGACACTGTTGACATAGATGATTTTGAATTTGCAGATGGCGGACGTGTACCATTCTTTGCTGGTGGTGCTGCAAGACTTGGTAAAGCTTCTTTCGAAGCATTAAAAAAATATGGTTTCACAGGTAGCGACGTATCAAGATTATTTGGAAAAATGAGTGCTGACAAAACTATGGTTGGTCCAGAAAAAACAGAATATTTTAAACAACTTTATAAAGTATTAAAAAATCCAGATGACTTTCCAGATGCAATTAAAGATCTTCAAAAACAACTCGGCATAGATGTAGGTATCGGATTTAAAAGTGGTGGTCTTGCCGGCATCCTGGAGGTGTAATGGCCACAAATCCTTTTAAAACATTTTTTAATAAAAGAAGTGGAAAAACAGAATATGTAAGACCTTTTGAATTTAAAAACCAAACCGTTAAAAAAGAATTTTTAAAATTTATAGAGGAGTCTCAAGCTTTTTCAGGAGCAGGTGGACAAATGCCTGAAAAGTATAAAACTGCCAATATTGCTAAAAGATATAAAGTTAGTTTAGCTACTCTTGAAAGAGCATTATCAGATTTAAGATCGAGAGGTATAGTTGCAGAAAGAGGGGCATCTATTCCTATAGACGTAGTAAGAACTTTTTATCCAGAGTTATTAGACAAGGACGGAAATATTTCAAAACAGAAATGGTTAAGTACACCATCTGAAACTAGAAAAATTATTGCAGGTAAAGCATTAGTTGAGGGAGTTAGAGAGGGTTTAAAACCAGGAGGAAAGATAGAGATAAATAAAAAACAAGCAAAAGAAATAAAAAAGTTTCTAGATAAATTTATAGAATTTGAAAAACAAGGATTAGAAGGAAGATTGTTTTTAGGAAACAGTCCTAGTCGTTGGATAAAAACAGATGTTGGAACTAAAGGACCAGCTTTGGAACTTTATCAAGAACTTGCAAAAGCAGATTCTTTTAAACGTAATTTAAAAGACGCTAGTTCTTTTCAATTTGTTGATGAATTTAAAGATTCAAAATATCAAAACGCGATTAAAAGAATTCTTTCAAAATATTTAGAACCATCTTTAGCTAGTACACGACGTGATACTGGAGAATATAGAATAAAAAATAAAGATGTTATAAGAAAAAAATACTTAAAAGATGTGTATGATAAAGAATTTAAAAATATTCTTAGTAGTAAAGAGTTTAAAAACTCTAAAGATATTAATCAAGCAATTAAAATAGTTAACGACAAATTATCTGATACTTTAAAATTCCCTAACATTAGCACTGTTGGAACAGGACAGACTGCGGCAGAGTTAGCAGAAACTCCTTTTAATTTTTTTAAATACGGGTCTTCTTTAAGTAGAGTCGAGTTAAACCAGACTCCATTTAATACAGTTGCAAATGCATTTTTAAAAACAGCAGGTGGTAAAAAAGCACTTGAAGAATTAAGTGATTATGTAGAAAACCAAAGAGCTATTGGTAAAATAAATATATTAGATCCAAATGCTAGATCTTTAATTGACAAAAGATATGCTAATTATAGAAATGCGATGTCTAATCCTAGACTTGATGTATTTTTTAAACCATTAAGAAAACTAGGGGTAATTCAAGATTTAAAAGAAAAACAAGGGAGAGAAATTGCAGGAAATACTTTTAATAGGTTACAGGCATTTAATAACGTAAGTAAAGTTGTTCCAGCTGTTACAGTAAATTATTTTTCAAACGAAAAAGCAAAAGCCAGAAGTGCTCTTTACCAAAAAAGGTATCAAGCTAATCTTGCTAAAATTACAGATTTACCTGAAAGATTTAAAAATAATCCTACCGCATATAAAACAGCGGTTGAAAATTTAAATAAAGTTTTAAGTGCACAATTAGGTGGGCTAGAGCTAGCGGGTGAACATAGACTAGGAATGAGTCTCTTAACTAAAGACTTTAATCCTAATTATGTTTCAAGAATGGTTTTAGGGTCTAATGCATTTAATAATATGAAGAATCAATTTATTGAATCTCAAGTTGCACAATCTTTTAATAATCCAAGATTTAAACCAGAAACGAGAGCTAGAATTTATAATGATGCGGTTAATAGATTTGTAAAAGAATTTGAACTGCCTACAAGTATTTCTAAAACTCTTCCAAAGTTTGACGTTCAAGAAGGTAGATTAATTGAAACTCAATTAGAAAGAAATGTTGGAAGACTTGGAATAGATGGGTTAGGAAACTTAAAAGCTACAGTTAAGAATGCCTTAATAGAACAAGCACTTGTAGATAGAAAATTCCCAGGTGCAAGAGAAGGCAAAGCTGCTGATTTTATTTTACAAAGTAAAAGAGCGGGAATTAAAAACGCTCCGTTAGTATCTAAAATTTTAAATACAATTGATAAGGAAGGACCTGGTTCTACAAAAATTGATAAGTTAGTAAATAATTTAGTGGAAGGAGAATTTGAAAAAACTGTTAACGCAGAATCGATGAAACAGTTTGGTAGAAGATTTTGTAAAGAGGGTTGTTTAGCAGTCACTGTAGATAAAGATCCTGTAATAGCTAGAAAAGGTTTAGAACAAACTATAGGAAAGTTTGCAACAGGTTTTAAAACTTTTGCAACATCACCAGGTTTTAAAACATTTAGCGTAGCAGGACTTGCTGGTGGAGCTGCGGCTGCACTTGTAAAAGAATTTAGAAACGATGATCCGACAACTTACTTATCAAACGAAGACCAACAAAAAAATATGTTGGTTGATATGGTAACACAACCCATTTCAGAAGATATAATAAGACCAGATATTTTAGATTATCAACTGCCTGCAGTTGGAGCATCGTTAGCTGCATCAACAGCACTTGGTGCTCCATCAACAATCAAAGCTAGTAGATCAAGAGGACTAGGTGTTGAACAAAAAGGATTGATAAGAACTGGTGGAAGAGTACTAGGTAGAGGTCTAGGTATTGCAGCATCACCTGGAGTATTAGCACCATTAGCTGCATTAGATATTACAAGACAGGTGTCTGAAGGAGATTCACTAGCAGATATTGCAACAGATCCATTAAACTATACATATCCAATATTTGCTGAACAAACACCGAGATTAACGAGAGGACTACCGTCAGCTTTTAGAAAATTTGCTAGTCTAGGTTTGTCTAAACCAGCACTAAGATTATTGTCTAGAGCAGGTATAGCTGGACTCGGTGCATCATTAGCAATACAAGGAATAGGGTTATTAGATGACTAAAAAACTAACAACTACGATACCACCTCTTAGAGGTCCTCACCCACAGGGGTTGAATGTTCCTGGAAAAAAGACTATAGTGGTTTCGAACTCGGAGAAAAATAATGTCAGAAATAGACAAGTCTTTACCAAACGTAAAGCAAAAAATAGAATTACCTAGTGAAGAAGAGATAGCAGAAGCATCTCAAGCCAACTTAGAAGAAGCACAGGGTTCACAAGATGTTGAAGTAATACCAGAAGAAGATGGTGGTGCAACAATTAGTTTTGATCCTGAAGCTATTAATCAACCAGGAACCAACGAACATTTTGATAATTTAGCAGATTTATTACCAGAAGAAGTATTGGGTAGATTAGGTTCTGACCTTTACGAAAACTACACACAATACAAGGCGTCTCGAAAAGATTGGGAGGACGGCTACACAAAAGGTTTAGATTTATTAGGATTTAAATATCAAACAAGATCACAACCGTTTTCAAACGCAAGTGGTGCAACACACCCTGTATTAGCTGAAGCGGTAACACAGTTTCAAGCACACGCTTACAAAGAATTACTTCCAG